GATCCGGCTCTGTAGGCTAATTCAGGACCGGCTTCACCAACTAAGGCTCTATGAGCTGATCCGATTAAGCCACCAGTTGCATGAGATTTGATCTTCTCATACTTGAAGGCTTTACCAGAACCACCAGCCGCACGGTTTAAGTCATTACCAAAACCTTTCAGGTTATTAGTGATACCTTTACGGATATCGCCAGCTTTACCCCAGAAATTGTTCCAAGCATCTTTTATTGTATTGCCGACTTTGCCAGCCCAATCTTTGACTGCTTTATAGGCTTTACCTAATTGACCTGGAATTGAAGAAACAAAAGAACCAACTGCCTTTTTGCCTTTATTCCAACCGCTTTGGATACTGTTGCCAACCTTGCCAGACCAGTTGCTTACACTCTTGTGTGCTCTGTTTAACTGACCAGGAATGCCACCGACAAACTTCTTTACGCCAGTGACACCTTTGTTCCAAGTCTTTTGAATATTGCGACCGGTACGACTATCCCAATTTGCTACACTCTTGGCACCTTTAGCTAAGTTACCTGGAATGCCTTTGACAAAGTTAACAGTAGCTTTCTTGCCACGTTGCCATGCCCTTGAGATATTCTTGCCTGTTTGACTAGCCCATTTTCCAACACTCTTCTTGGTTTTATCTAAGTTTTTAGGTAAATCTTTGAAGAACTTGTGGCTAGCCTCGACAGCACGATTCCAACCTTTATGGATGTTGCCTGGTAGGTCTTTTACCCACTTAACGGCTCCTTTGAAGCCATTTTGGATAGTCTTGCCAACGCTATTAGCCCATTTTCTGAATTTAGGGTTGTTCTTGTATAAAAGTGCAGGAATACCAGCCCACGGAGCAATAGCAGTTAAGGCTAATTGCTTGCCATTCTTTTTGACGAATGAACCAGCCTTGCCAAGTGCTCTGCCCATAGACTTACCAACTTGACCACCCCATCTACCAATCTTACTGAATGTGTCTTTAGTAGACCAGCCAAGGTTTTCAAGCGACCAGAAATTCTTTGGTGGCTTTTTGCGTTGCCAGCCATGTACAAAGCTGTTAACAGCACTACCACCAATTCGACCAAAGAGTTTACCAGCTTGTGCGCCAAGTGCAGCACCAATAGGACCACCGAAAATGCCACCAATGATGGCACCAGCACCTGTACCGACAGCGCCACCAATGTCTACTGATCTCTTAGCTGCATTGTGTCGATCTTTGTAAGCTTGGAAGCCTTGATAGCCAACATCTAATGCAGTTCCGACACCAACAGCACCGCCAAGCAATCGTCTGCCAACTAGTGCTTTACCTGTTAGCTCACCAGGCTGGACTCTGCCGAGCTTGAACATGCCACCGAATGAATTACCTTTCAGTGCATTGATTAAGCCACCCTGGCGAGATGATCCTTTGATGTATTGACCTGTAACCGGGTCTCGTGGACGTACACCGGTCTCTTTGCCAAACAGTAGTCTACCTATACCAGCGCCAATTCCTTTACCGTTACCGATACCGAAATTAGCTTTTAAGAAACCACTGGCTAACTTGGACGCACCCAATGTGCCAAGAATACCTGTTATATAAGCAGCAGCAGTCTTAACTGGCTTTGGCATACCTCGCATAGCTTCAAGTAGCTTGTTAGCATAGCCAAGAGCCTTGCTGATACCAGGTGCGACTTCCTTTGCAAAGCTCATACCCATATCAGTAGCAAGTTGCTTAGTTCTAGCTAACTGGTTCTGCAATGAGGACATGTTCTTTCTTGACAGCCTTGAAATATAGCCAGTACGTGCAGCATTTTGAGATTCTCGGACATTGTGTTGCATGTCACCGTAGTGATTCATCAAAATCTGAGCATCATTGAAACCTGTTTGACCAAATAAAGTTTGCAGGTCGGATGATACTCGATTAGATTTCTTACCACGAGACGCACGATTCAGCATCTCAAAGATGGTTCCTAACTGTTTCAAGTGACCATTTCTGGTGTACAAGCTATTAGGATTAATACCCAAATCATGCAAGGCACCTAGCATCGCAGTACTATGTGGCGCTTTGATCAATCTAGTGATGATCTGACGCATACCAGTACCAGCACTCGAACCTTCTTCGCCGTAGTTAGATAACGTACCCAATGCACCCAGCATAGTATCGATAGTTTGACCATTTGAATGAGCGGCACTACCCATCATCTTGAAGGACTCGCCAAAACCACTTTCACCACCAACGTCACCGGAAGTTAAGTCAGCAACGTAAGCGGCTTTGTTCAAAACATCTCTTGTGTACTTAGACATACGTCTTACACTATTACCAGCTCTGGACTTATAGCCAAACTGTTCCAGCATAGGTGCAGCTGAGTTAACGATTGAGTTGTAATCTTCGTTAGTAGCACGAGCGGCTTGCAAAAAGTACTTGTGAGCAGCTAAGTCTTGTTGACCGGAATAACCACGTCTGAGCAGTTGCTCAGAGCCTCTAGCCAATTAGTTTTGATCAACACTATAACGAAGAGACAAACGCCGGTTTTCAGCCTGAATTTCACGAGTATTTCTTCTAGCTGCTCTCGGAGAATCACCACCGGTTTCCTGCAAGTTCTTGATAACGTTGTATTCATCAGCCAACTTGGTTGCTTCGCCATTGGCCTTCATGAATGCAGCGGCAACTGGAACCATCGCAGTAGCAATAGATGAACCGACTTGAACCAATGCTGATCCAGCACCTTTCAAGCGGTCCCAGCCACTCTTTAACTTATTTGATGAACCGGTAGTCTTATCAAAGCTTTCTCTAGCTCTGTCAGATGATCCTCTAGCACGATCAAAACCGCTACCCATATCACCAAGTGCTTTTGATGATTCATGAGCACGGTTCATTGACTGCTTTAATTGGTCAGTTGATTCAGTAGCTTTCTTAGCCTTATCAGCAATACCAGACAGATCACTTTGCGCACGATTGAGATTGTTATTAGTGCCAACTTGCTTATAACTATTAGCTAACCTGTCAATCTGTGTTTTAGTTTCACCTGATGCACGATTAAGCTTGTCTAAGCCATTAGCGGCAGAATCTGGCATCTTGGTACGTGACAACACCCGATTAAGTTGTTCTGCATTAGCTTTAACTTTATCAATACGTCTATCAACTGAATCGAATACTGAATTATCAACTCTAACGCCGATATCAATACCAACATGTCGTCCTGCCATCTATCTCATCCTTTCTTGTGCAAAATAAGAAAGCCTTATTAGGCTTTAACTGTCCTCACCGCCAAATGCCAACGCAATGCCTTTTGCCATAATTCGTGCTTGATCTTTAGCGGTTAAATATGTCTGATATTTCAAGTCTTTTTTGACTACTTCCCACATCACTCTTAATTGGTCGAGCGTTGCATGATTGATCCATGATTCGGGAACACCGTGCATTACCAAACACTGTGGTAACCACGTTGCAGGATCAGAAGCCAAATCACTAATCTTCTTCGGTGTAGCCTTCCCCATTAATGCTTGATTGAAACCAATCTAAAATCTTGTTGTAAGCATCGTCATAGCCTCCACGCTTGTCAAACCAATCGAGAGAGTAAATCTTTGGACGTACAATCAATTCCTTAATAGCAACGTTCTTCATGAAGTAGGTTTGATCAATGGCACCAAGAGCAGTTCTTGCGTCATCACGTAAGCTTGAAGCTTTTGCTACACCTGGAAAAATTACTTCGATAGTGTATTCATTCTTCTTGCCCTTATTGATAGTTAAGAAAGTAGGCTTACCAGTAAGTGAAGCAATTTCACTAGACTTTTCTTGCTTATCAATCAAAGCCATCATGTCTTGCAAGTTCTTACTTTCAGTAGCCATTTGGCTAGCCTTATCTTCGTTTGATTGGTTGTTATTTACGTTTTGGTTTTGAATTTCTTCGCTCATAGTTTTTCTCCTTTAATTTTTAATTTCTGTTTTGTAAGCGTGAAAGCCATTCTCGATACTAACGACCGACTAAGGATTCAGTATCAAGGTTAAGTGCGTGAATTTGCCATGCACGATTACCGGCGTTTTGTGCTGCGGTGTTGTCTGGCATCTTTGAGATGTAGCAGTGTGTGGCGGTTTGGTGAACTGTTGAAGTTCTCAAATCGAGTGGAAATTCTGCACGTGTGTTAGCCAATTCAGTCAACTTGGCGTTGCTTGGTGAAGTTTCGTTCAAGTTGACAGTCAATGTGGCACCGGTTTTGTTGTTGATTGAGGCAA